GGAAAGAGGGGGATTCGAACCCCCGAACCGGTTTTGCCGGTTACACGCTTTCCAGATGTGAAGCTTTTCGATATAACTATCTTAGCCTCAATTAATTACAGAGACCCGATTTTTAATTTGCAAGCCATTTGCAAGCATGCCATTTTTTCGAGTTACACAATATGCAGAAATATTAATTATATTTAAATATATCCGCATATATTTTGATATATCATTTTTTTCATTTATCTTTGCATTTGAATTTATAACTTAGTGCAAAGATATAAAGAAATCCTTTATTCTAGCACGCATTTAAACTATTTAACATGGTAACATCAGTTCAGCCAAACATAAGTCCAACTTCGCGATATACCATATCGGAAACCTGCAAACTGTTGGGTATACATCGCAACACCCTGCGCTCCTATGTGAACGCAGGATATATAAAGTCTATGCAAAAAGTTCACGGACAGCGTTTCAAAGGTTCTGAGATTCTTCGCTTTTGGAACATGTTTGTGTAAACATGAGACCGGTTCCAAGCAGTAGCCACTCGCATGATACACCATACCCTTCGGCGAGGTAAGCAAGATACTCTATACGAAAAGTACGCTTATCTCTGTTATGCTTTAGAGTATTCATGTTACCATAGTTCAAACCAAACTCTTTTGTAAAAGTCTGTAAGCCTTTAATTTTTCTCTGTTCTTTGAGAACATCAAGTGCTTTGAAGAACCTGTCGCTAATATCCAGGGCACAATCGGGAATATTCAGTTTCATTTCAAAGTTAATTTTTCAAGAAGATTCATGAGACGTACATTTATATCATCTTGTTTTTCGATATGCTTTGCTATCATCTCAGTCTGCCTCTTTATAATTTCTACTAAATCAGCATTACTTTGGATTCCGTTGTTCTGATTTCCAGAGCCACTGTTTACATTATTCTCTGCATTAACGAGTTGAGAAGGTTCTACCTCGAAAGCCTTGACATTTTCTTCTCCATACTCATCGTATAGTTTCTGAAACTGCGCAGGTGTAGGATCTATACCCTCTGTTTCGTATCTCGAAATGTTAGATTGGGAAATTCCCATAATTTCTGCAAGCTTAGACTGAAATAGTCCGTGAGCTCTTCTAAATTCTTTATATTTGAACATATCTGTATAAATTTGTTAATTTTGACTAAATCTTTTCGATATATTTGCATATATCAGAATATATTTGTATCTTTGCATAAAGATACAAAACATAGTGCAAAGATAATGGAAAATATTCAAACATCAAACACTTTTGAGGAAAAATCTCAAAAAATGACCTTAAAAGGTTATTATCAGGGGTTACCGATGAGAAGTGCCCCGCGATACGACTTCATCACGGAAGTCGCTAGACGCTGCAAGGTTACCGAGCAGACAGTTAGGAATTGGGTTCTATATGGTATGAAGCCACAGCAGCACATCCATGTAGAAGTATTGTGTGAGCTAACAGGCATTAGCGAGGAGGACTTATGGAAGGATTAGAGTTCTATATGTTCGAGGATGAGCTATGGTGTAAGACGTCAGACGGAAAGAACTTCATGGTCGATGAGACACATACAGAGCTGGTGAAATACATCCTGGAAAAGGTTCGCGCTTGCTATCCGGAAGCATACAAGGCGTTGGAGAAGATTTACTCCAAGAGCGCACCTAACGAGAGTTATTATCAGTATCTCATGATGCGTCGATTTTGCAAATGCAACTTTTGTCGACTCGACACTACGGCTTTTGATGTCGTCGATGTTGACAAGGATGGAAGGTTCAACTTCGAGAAGGTCGAATGTCCAATGCGTGGTGAATGTTCTTATGAAGGTATCGTATGTTTGCCAAGGTTTAATGCTAATCTTTCTACTGCGGAGCTGCGTGTGATGAAACTGCTTTACGAGGGGCGAAGCGAGCAGGAGGCGGCAGCGGAGCTATTCAACTCTCCGAACACGATACACCAGCACGTTAAGTCTGTGTATGTAAAACTAGGAATACATAAGCTCTCTGAGTTTATAGCCTATGCGAATAAGAATAATTTGTTCAACAATTAAATATTAGATTATGCCAATTATTAGAAAGAATGACGTTGTTACAGAGCGTCCAGTGATTATCGTACTTTATGGTACTCCAGGTACCGGTAAGACATCTTTGGCTACTACAGCCAACAGTCCTTTACTCATCGACACCGACCGCGGCTTTGACCGTGCCGTCCAGCGTCCAGACATTGTTGTCACGGCTTCACGCTGGGAGGACATCTATAACGCAGAGGTTATCGGTTCCTATGTTGTTGAGGATGGCAAGCAGGTTTGGAAGCCAGGTCTGATCAGTGAGTGTAAGACCATCGTAGTAGATACTGCCAAGGCTATGCTCGATGACTACCTCAACGCTTTTGCTATTCAGCAAGACCCTAAGCTGGGAACTAACTCATTGAAGCGATATGGTGTGATGGGAGAATTGTTCAAGCAGTTTGTCGGCATTCTCCGTTCAAACAATTCAGACATCATCTTCATCTGCCACGACAAGGAGACACAGGAGGGAGACTACATCAAGCATTCTCCAGACTGTACAGGACAGAGCAAGGACTTGCTCATCCGCATTGCGGACCAGGTAGGTTATATCTGCAAGGAGAACGGCAATCGTGTCATCAAGTTCGAGCCACAGGACAATCGTGTAGGTAAGAATGTTGCAGACCTGCAGGACACCTGGATTCCAGCTTACGGAACAGAGGAGTTTGACACTTGCATGGCAGACATCATCAAGAAGGTGAAGAAAGCTATCGTGAATAAGTCTGATGCTCAGGCTAAGGCGCAGGAAGCCGTTGATGATGCCCGAAAGAAGCTTGCAGCCGTGGAGACTGTAGATGATGCAAATGCGCTCATTGAGGTAGCTCACGGGCTGAATAAGATTCATCAGAAGGCATTTATGAACCAGATGATCAAGGAGCTTGCCGCCAAGGGTATTGACTTTGACAAGAAGGGCAAGAAGTTCGTCAAGCACGAGGATGCAGCATGATGAAGCCTTTGATTAGAGTTACCCAGTTAGAGAGCTTCAGACGATATATGTCTGGCGAATATGCTTACGTTACAGAGCAGGACGTCATAGATAATATCACCAAGAAGTTCGAGGGCAACGATTATACAAGAATAGGAACTGCCTTTCACTCCATCGTGGAGACTGGCAGTCCCCATTGCTTCAAGGAGCCGGAAGGTGTTCGTCATTTCACCTATTATAAGAAAGATAAGACAGAACCCGTTCCAAAAGGAAGAAGGTTCGTCTTTGATGAAGGTGAAGCGATTCTTGACATTCCACAATGTAAGGTTGCCTTGAAATACAGGAATGAGCATCCTGGCGCCTTTCATGAAGTTCGTGAATACAAGGATTTCGGCAATGCCGTTATCACGGGATGTGCCGATATGATTGACGGACTAGAGATAAGAGACATCAAGACTAAGTACGGACCGGTATCAGACAAAGACTATATAGATAGTTGCCAATGGCAGCTTTACCTAGAGTTGTTTGAAGCTGATGTGTTCCATTTTGACTTGTTTGTCTTTGAGGGCTACAATAAGGATAAGCACAAGGGAGACGTGAGAGGTCTCAAGCTTACTCCTTATGAGCCAGCAATCACTTGTTACAGATACCCGGGAATGGAAGATAAGAACCACGCTCTATTGCGTGACTTCCTCAAATGGGTAGAAATGAGAGAATTATTACCATATTTACCATTAACAGAATCAGATGGCTAATACAATGACAGGAAGGGTATTGCTCATCGGCAATGTCGAGGAAATACCAAGTAAGAGCGGTGGAGAGCCGTTCAAAAAGAGAGTTGTGGTTCTTAACTGTACACACTCGAATTACGGAGATGTGTACGAGAACTACCCAAGTTTTGAGTTCAGCGGAAAGCACGTGGATGATCCTGCTGATTTTGCAGTTGGCGAGATTGTTACTATATCTTTTGCTCTTCAAGGTACCAAGTATCAGAAGAGTGCAAATGACCCGGTAAAGTATTTCAATACCATTTCGGGTTATAAGATAGAAAAGTATCAGAGAGGTGGCCAGACGCAGCAGCAAGCACCTCCACCACCGCAGCCGCAAGGAGTTCAGTCACCGGCACCGCAGCCGGGCAAAGATGATGATTTGCCATTCTAGTTATGATTTTCAATCTCAACAATGACAAGGACAGGGCAGACTACAAGGACTATTGCAATGGCCTTTACATGGATGCCCTGAAAAGCGGAAAGGGTTTTATCGTGGAGGTGAAGAAAAAGCACCGTCCACGTTCCCTTGCCCAAAACAGCTATCTGCATGTGTGCCTTCAGTATTTCGCATCAGAGTTCGGCTACGATGAAGAATATGTGAAGTATAACATTTTCAAGCAGATAGTGAACAGAGAAATCTTTGCGAAGCAGAGAACCAATAGAAGAGGACAGCCTGTAACTTATTGGAGAAGCACGGCTGACCTTGACACAAAAGAATTAACAGACGCTATTGAGAAGTTTCGGAACTATTCAAGTATGGTTGCAGGGTTGTATATACCAGAACCTAATGAAGAAGCAGCCTTGCTTGAAGCTCAGAAACAGATAGCATTATATGAAAAGTATTTATAATTATGAAATCAGATTTGAAAAATTATGTTCCTGAGAACATTGAGTTTGTATTGGAGGAAGGTGTAAAAGACATGTTCCCAATGGAGTTGGACTTCCTTGCTTTGACCGAGGAGAACCTTTGCGGAGAGAAGCCTTTGAAGAATAAGGCAGACATCCTTAAGTTTGTCGGAAAGCACTTCACGGCGACCTTCCCTGACAATGAGTTGGTTACACGTTTCCTCGATGAGTTCGAGAAGAAGAACATCAGAGAGGAGTATTGCACACTCGAAGAGAACGTGGTGCCAGCTCGCAAGCTGGAGTTGGAGGAGGCTTTGGAAAAAGCCAAGAAGATGAAGAAGGATGCAGAAGAGGCTTATGCTTCTGTCCTTATGGAAGTAGCCAAGTACGCCGCTGAGGTGCGCCAGGGAACTGTTGATATGCGTCTTAAGTCGAAGAACGTGTTCTGTATTGCATTGGCAGGTTACTATCTCGTATATAATTGGGATGCAAATACCGAGAAGTTCTTACTTGCAAAGGCTTATGCTATCCCGGACCGTTCTGAGATTTGGGCAAATGAGGTCAAGAATCGTGAGAGCATGAAAGAGGTCTTCGGATTGGAGTTCCCAGAAGAGGAGCAGCCAAAAGAAGAAGCTCAGCCAGAGCAGTCTTCAGATGATGACGATGATGAATTACCATTCGGCGAGTAATGAAGTACACTCTTAGAAATTATCAAAAGCAAGCTAGTGATGCAGCCGTAAGGCTGTTCACTAGCAAGGCTGACAAGAACGGATTGGTTATACTGCCTACGGGTGCAGGAAAGAGCTTGGTGATAGCAGATATCGCCTCTCGTCTGGAAGGGCCGCTATTAGTCTTTCAGCCTAGCAAGGAAATACTTCAGCAGAACTTTGCCAAGCTGCAAAGCTATGGAATATTTGATTGCGGTTGCTATAGTGCCTCTGTAGGATGTAAGGATATAAATAGAATAACCTTTGCCACCATCGGAAGCGTGATGAATCATATGTCGGATTTCGATTGTTTCAAGAACATCATAATTGACGAATGCCATTACGTAAACTCTAAAGCTGGGCAGTACAAGGAGTTCATAGAAGCGAAGAACAGACAGGTTGTTGGATTAACAGCCACGCCATACCGTCTTGATCGTGCCGAAGGAGGTTCCATCTTGAAGTTCCTCACGAGAGTAAGACCTAGAATATTTTCAAAGGTCATTTATTGTTGTCAGATTGGAGAGCTGCTTTCCAAAGGTTATCTTGCAGACTTGCATTATTATGATTTGACAGAATTGGATTTAAGAAGAGTCAGAAGCAATTCCACCGGTGCAGATTATGATGAAAGAAGTCTCCTTGCAGAGTATGAGCGTTGCGGATTCTATGATAAGCTATCAAATACAGTAGTCAAGGTCCTGCAGCCTAAAAGCGGCATTCCTAGAAAGGGGGTACTTGTATTTACTGCTTTCACAAAGGAGGCTAGGCAGTTGGTTGATAAGCTTCAATCACTCGGAGTCAATGCCGCCATCGTGACAGGAGAAACACCCAAAAAGGAGCGTGAAGCCATTCTTGAAGGATTCAAGAGGAGAGAAATAAAGGTTGTTGCCAATGTAGGTGTACTGACTACGGGATTCGACTACCCTGCCCTAGACACCGTTGTCTTGGCACGCCCGACGAAATCTCTCGGGCTCTACTATCAGATGGTAGGCCGCGCTATCAGACCTTTTGAAGGCAAGGACGGGTGGATAGTTGACTTGTCGGGAAACTATAGCCGGTTCGGAAATGTCGCAGACCTCTTTATTAGCAGACCTCCAGGAACCACGAAATGGGCGGTGTATTCCAGAGGAACACAATTAACTAATGTCGTACTAAGATGAGCGTTCTAAATGAGCTTATTGAATATAAGCAAAGAGATTCCGCATTAGGAACTGAGTATTTAACTCTCTGTCCGCATTGCAGAAAGGGAGTATTTACACAAGAACCAATTTATGTAGGAAGTTTAGCTTGCCGTTTATGTATTGATTTTGCGAACATGACGGACAAATATGTTACATGTAAATTCAAAAGAAATGTTTCCAATTTATAAGAAAAAGAAGAAATCTCCTTCTGCTCCCAAAAAGAGAAAGAAGAGTAAGCCTGATTTGGTCAAGAGACTAGACAAGGTGTTTGCATTGTATATACGTCTGAGAGACTGCATGCCAAGCGGCATGGGACAATGTATCAGCTGCGGAAAGATAAAGCCGTACAGAGAGCTTGATTGCGGTCATTTCTTCGGACGTTCCAACATGGCCACCCGATTTGATGAAGATAACTGCAATGCAGAATGTATCGGGTGCAACAGAGTGAAGTCAGACCATCTTATATACTACCAGGAGAATCTGATAAAGAAGATTGGTGTTTCCCGATTTTCCACCCTGCGAGAGCGTGCTCACTCCATCAAGAAATGGGATGACGATGAGTTGGAGAAAATGATTAAGTATTATACTAATGAAGTAAAGAGACTAAGTTATGAGAAAGGTATCACCGTTAATCTGTAAAAAATATAAGTCCCCAGTGTTTCACAACACCGAGGACTTGAACCAATTAAAATCCTATAAAGATTATACTTTAAAGGGATTTGTTTGCAAAGGTAATGAATTATTTTCAAATTGCCAAATAAATCCCAATAAAAAAAGCCTGCTCGCCAGCAGGCTAAAGAGAAACCCATACAATATTCTTTTACAGAATATAATGGAAAAAACATACTGCAAAAGTACTAAAAAAAATTGAGATAACCAAATATATATCTAAATATATTTCGGTATTTTTGAATATTTAAGTTAATTCTTTTGCATATATCAGACAAAATTCGTAATTTTGCATTAAGGAGAAACAATATAGTTATAAATAAAATATTACACAATATGGAAGAGACAGAATTTCTTAGAGATTTTGAAGGAATCAAGGACTACAGAACGTTCTTGGTAGGCTTGGACAAACAGTTCAAGTCGGCAGGTGTGTTGTATCGTGAGTTTAAGATTTTGGAGGGGATGGCTTTTATCGCTTTAAAGGTTAGCCCTTCTATCCACAATTTTATCTCTAAGCAGCAAAGTGCTGTTTACAGTAAGTTACAGACAGAAGTTGACTCCCTGGCAAATAGTATAAAGCGAGGTAAGATATGCTTCATTAAGAACGAGGACTTGAACCAATAAGATTATGAAATATAATTGCATCAGAAATAGTGATTCTCCAGAAGTAATGAGAGCAAGGGTGAAGCACGGCATAGCTGCCTACGGCATCTACGTTGCTCTTATGCAACTATTGGAGGAAGACGAGGATCATAAGCTGTCAAAGGATTATTCTATGATAGCTTATGAGATGCGTGTTGATGTTTCTGTGGTGCAATCTGTAGTTGAGGATTTCGATTTATTTGAGGTTGAGGAAGAATATTTCTATTCTAAGGAACTTTCAGACACTATCGAACAGGCAAGAAAAGTCAGCGAAGCTAGAGCTAGAGCCGGTCGTGCAGGTGGTGCAGCAAAGGCTAGAAATTTCGCAGAAAACGTAAAAAAGTCTTCTAGCAAATGCCAAGCAAATGCTACAAATTCTCTAGCAAATGCTACAAATTCTCTAGCAAATGCTAGCGAATCTCTATCAAATGCTAGAAAAAACGTAGCAAATGCTAGAAAAAACGTAGCAAATGCTAGAAATCCAAAAGAAAACGAAAAAGAAAACCTTCCCCCTAAAACCCCTATAAAAGAAAAAGAAAAAGAAAATTGTCTTAGCAGACGGCTGAGTTCTAACGAACTCTTTCTCTCGCCCGAGCGTACGAGCGCGTGTAAGAAGCCACCGAAAGAACATACTACATGCCATAGAGGTCGGCAGATATTCGAGGCTTATTTCCTAGAGCTATACGGAGAGCCATATTATTGGCAGGCTAAAGATGCGAAGGCAATGAACTCTATCCTAAAGAAAATCGCTTTCGCTAGAAGTCACAAAAACCCGCCACTGCCGACGGATGATGATAGTCTGTTAAAAGCGTGGAGTGAGTTCCTGCATCTTATTGACAAGACTTGGATAATGAACAATTTCTCTGTCAACAAGATAGACTCTCAGTATAACGAGATAGTTTCAGAAATGAAGAATCATAAACAAAACGTAACAAGCAATGGAAACAAATACAGAAAAGAATCAGGTGTCCCGAAGTATGAGTCCAAAGCAGCCTATGAATCGGGGTTTGGCTCTGCCAATAGATAATCGGGAGATAAAGAATGACCTCTACGCATTCTATAAGCGAGAGGTTGAAAAGCGTAAGAACGCATTTGTCCTCACAGAGGAGATAAAGCGAAATCTTTCAGATGTTGGCGATTTCCTTACAACGGAAACACGCTTCTATGGTCTATTCCTTCCAGGAAGCATTGGAAACGGAAAGACCACGATGCTTAAAGCTATCCGTGACCTGCTCGTTTATCTCGCAGATACAAATCAAATCAGATATTGCGAGGGAGACAAATATCCCCGTTTAATTTCTGCAAGAGACATGGCTAACGTGGCGAAGGCACCGGCAGACTTCCGTGCGCTCAAAGATACGAGATACCTTCTCATCGACGACCTTTGCGAAGAGCCAACTGAGGTTGTGAGTTTCGGAAACTGCATTTATCCGTTTACGGAGCTGATTGAATACCGGTATGAGAATCTACTTCCGACTTTTATTTCAAGTAATTTCGGAGCGGCTGATATATCGGAGAAATACGGAAATCAGCGTATCGGTGACAGAATGAAGGAAATGTTCAAGATAGTTAGTTTCAAGGAGGAATCGTTCAGATGAGTTTAGCACAATCACCATATCAGAATCAGCCATTAGTGAATGACACAAAGGCTGAGCAGTATGTTATCGGAAGTCTTCTTGTTGATCCTACCGCATACACTCTAGTAAGCCAATATCTAGATGAAGACTGTTTTTACGACCCCATGTGTAGGGATATATGGAAGGCTGTTGATAATATGGGAAAGCAAGGTATGCCGATAGATGTCATATCTGTTTCTGCCGAGCTCAATAAGCAGAAGTCGAATGTAACAGCATTGGACTTGATGAACATTTCGGCACAGATTGCATCATCTGCACATGTAGAATATCATGCCATCAGATTGCAGGACCTTGGTAGAAGAAGAAAACTCTGGATTGTCGGGCAGCAGCTTTCCAAGGTTGGATTATCGGAAGAGATTCTGACCGCAGACGCCCACCAAGAGGCTATAGAGAGTATCGGAGGAGTATTTGAGAAAGCAGATGGAGTGTTCACGCTCGATGATGCAATGAATAGTCTAAACGAGATAATGGTTAAGAATGCCACCGTTGGAGGTGTCACGACAGGAACCAAGACCGGTATGGAGAGATTCGATGAAAAGGGAGGTCTGCAGAAGTCTGATTTGATTATCGTTGCCGGCGAAACTTCTCAGGGAAAGACGAGCCTCGCACTTTGCATGACAAGACACGCCATCGAGAACGGAGCAAAGGTTGCTTTCTACTCTATGGAAATGACGAAGGAGCAGCTTACGGCACGTCTGCTTTCTGCCAAGACGAACATCCCGGCCAACAATATCCTCTATTCGGGCAGTCTGGCGCCAAGCGAGATAAGGATGATTGATGATGCTAGAGGCAAGTTGCCCGGAGAGAATTTATTCTTTGATGACAAGAGCACGTCAAATATAGATTCTATCCTTCTTTCCATCCGAATGCTTAAGATGCAGAAGGACATAGACGGAGCCGTAGTTGATTACTTGCAGATTCTTAACGTAAACTCCAGGAGTACGAGTTTCAGCAGGGAGCAGGCTATGGGTGATGCCGCACGAAGATTCAAGAACCTCGCAAAGGAACTGAACATATGGATCATCGCCCTAAGTCAGTTGTCTAGAGATAGTAACTGTCCGGAGCCGAATCTGAACCGACTGCGCGATAGTGGACAGATAGGAGAAGCTGCCGATGTTGTCATCCTAGTCTATCGAGCAGAGTATTACAACAGAGCGTACCCTGCCCCATTTGATAATAAGGATGATTATCCTACTGACGGAACGGCTATGATAGACGTTGCCAAGGGACGTAATATCGGAACATTCAAATTCTTTATGGGATTCAACAAAAATACGACAAATTTTTTCAAGACGAATTTAATCAACGAAGATGTACAGGTGCCTTTCGAAAAGCCAGAAGAAGCAGATGCACCATTCTGATAATCAGACAGTTACCAGCGTCTTATAATTTAGTATTTTTAACTAAAATAATCGTTGGTAAATTTGCATATATCAGAAAATTTTCGTACCTTTGCATATAGATAAAAGGTAGTACTTTTGGATATACAGGAGCTACCTTGCAAGTTGAACCAATTAAAATTATAAAGATTATGAAGAAGTTAGGATATATTGAAACTAGCAGTTTGACCTCCTCTAAAAAGGAACAGTTGCAGAAACATTTCAGAGAGTGTGCGGTCGTATGCCTTTCGACGGATAAAGTTTTCAGGGCTTTTGGAGAGATTGAGGAAAATCTTAGACCAGACCACAATTTGGGCAATTACAGAGATAATCCATATTTCGACATGCTTCGCAAGCAGTATATGCTGGTCAGATTCATAGAGGAAGAGTACTTCCGTAAGTACGGGAGCAGCTATTGTTCTTTCGAGACCGTGAAAGAATATCTCGATTCAATAGATGATTTGAGGACGCTCGATGAGCACAGTTGCCTCGAAGAAATCGACAAGATGATTTTAACCAGAATGTCGCTTCAGATTAGTAAAATATAAACCAATTAAAATTCATAGAAAGGGAATAATTATGAGAAATTCAAATTTCAATCTTATTAAATCATTGGGCTACGTGGTCGTAGTCGCCAGTATGGCGGTATATTCAACACCACAAGAGTATTGGAAGAACGTCGAGGACGGTTGCTTGTATGGCCACGTTGGAGACAGCATGGAAGAGTATAAGCTCTTGATGAAGGAAGGCATTATGTAAAGGAGGAATGGTCATGAGTTTAATCGAAGAAATCAGAGCAGCTAGAGTTTCTCAACTCACAGAGGAACACAAGGAAAAGCTTCTTGCTTATATCAAGAAGTACTTGACGCAATATGATTACGCATTAATCGGTGGCGCAGCACACTTTTCGTATGATTGGAAAATTCCAGACCCAGATGGCAAGGATTGGTGGAGAGACTGTTATGCTCCATACAAACTCCATCCAGCTATTACGGATTGGCTGACCAGTCTTGGCTTTACGTGCAGACGCTATTATAACAGAGGTGGTGTTGACCAGGGAATATGTGTAAGAATATAAACAAGTGTTGTGGCAACTGTGCATTGTTCCTTCACGAGGACATTTATGGATATGGATCTTGTGATTTTTCCGAGAACCCTCATTGTGGGGACAATGCTTGCCAAGCGTATAAATTAAATGAGTTATGAAATACGTAGATTATAAAGCCAAGCAGCAAAAGGAGTTCAACAAGCTCCCGATGAAAGCTGCCTTTGGAGACAAACAGTTTGAGGAAATGATGGCTGAGTGGGGACTCTCAACCAGCGAGGAAGACTTAAAGAAGATTTCTTCCTTAGGCTGTGGAGTCTATTGCCTAAAAGAGGATGAGCATTTGTTCATCGAGTTTTCCGAGCGTTCAGTAAAGGAGGACGAGGAGTTCTATTCAAATGATGAGAATTTAAAGGATGCTCTCATCTATGAGTTTGGCAACCATGAATGCGGATATACATGGGAATTTGAGAATGGTATTATCGCATTGGGATTCTCTATCAAAGAGTTTCTTTCGGACGAGCGCAAAGCCAAGGTGTTCACAGAGGCAAGAAAAGAGTATATAGACAAATTGGAGGGCTAGCTATGTTGGTAAAGGAAATGGTACAATACACGAGAACGGTAGACATGGAAGAACTCTATCTGATGCTCAATAATGATTCTGTAGCCTACAACCTTTGGCACGATGCTGCAGAAAAGTACGCCCTGAAGATGGTAAATGGCGAGGCGGTAATGATGGAGAATGTCGCCCATGTGATGATTGCAAGAATCATCCAGTCATGTGACAGACTGATAAACTGGCGCAGAAAGATGATTACTGATGCCCTGGATATTACCAAAGAGCAGAAGGAGATTGTCGCATGGCAGTGGTTCTATAATAGCATGATGGATTTATATACTTATTATAAAGGTAGGCAAAAGTAAGGTTTAACATAACGGGTAGTAAGGACACCCACTAGTTAGATACCTTATTCTTATCTGGCAGCCGGAAAGACGGCAGCCTACCTTCCAATAAAAATATACAATTATGAAGAATATTTATCATATACATCAGTCTTCCAATTCCTATTGGGATAGCCGTTGGACTGACACAGATTATTATCTTTGCGACAGCGAGGAGGAATACCAGCAGAAATTGGCTGAATATACCGAGGAGCGTAATCAGATTGAGAAGGATTTTAAGGAGAATCCAACAGAGGCCAACAAGTATCGTGCATTGTTCTTTCAGCTCAGCAAGGAGCAAAAGGTACATGCTAACGAATACTATTACGCACATGAATGGTGTGGCAAGGAGTTCGACGCTTTCGGTTTCTGCTGGAGTAAGAGGTTGGAGAGAAGCACGCATTACAAGTACTTCTTGAAGCCAGGTTCCGTAACAAATGAAAGCGTAAGTTCTGCCGTTGGCAGATTTACAGGATATGGAAGTTAAACTTAATAAGATTGGAGGTGAGTCATGTAGAATTAAGTAAAAATCATCGTTAATCAATGGTCGGGATTAAATAACAAAACAATGTTTGATATTCTTTATTTTGCGACAGCTCGGAAAGACGGCACCCGACCTTTAATTTTACACCATTATGAAAAGAAGTGAATTATTTATGGCTTGCGCCAACGAGTACAGTTATAGATGCAATTCCGATTGCGACAACTGTCAGCTATACCTTCGTTACTTAAAAGAAAAGGAGGATTGATTATGAAAGGGAAAGATATTATCGCGGTCAGCAGTTTTGGCGTACAAACATACTATCCTATCGGACAGAAGCTTAGTATAAACGGGAAAACCTGCGTGGTAGCGGAACTTGGAGATTGTGTTAATTGCGTCGTTTGTGTACCTAACGTTCCACTTCACGATCAAGAAGTTACTTGTGCAAACCTAGCTTGTACTGCTGACGAACGAGAAGATAAAACTAGTGTTCATTTTAAAGAGATTTAATTATGAAGGTATATCTGATTTATAAAGAAGATGCCTGGCATACAAAGGGAAGTGGCGAATTGCTCAGAGTAGCCGACAGCCTTCAGAAATGCTACGCAACAGCCGAGGCTAACGGAGCTTCGGAAGAGCAACTTAAAGATTTGCGCAATATCGGGCAGAGCCAATGTAGTGGTAAAAGCTACGAGTTTAACATTGAAACATGGGAGGTAACATAATATGAAATATGACGTTTGCATTCAAGAAACTTTGAGTAAGACAATAACCGTAGAGGCAGAATCAAATACGGATGCTTGCTCCATGATTAGAGAAAAGGTTAAGAATGGTGAGATTGTCCTTTCTGCCGACGATTACACCGGTTGTAGAATTATAACGGCACAGAAAGCGTATGGAAGTGAAGACAACGAAGACTGAGTTCAGAGAACTGCTTAGTGTTCTAGAAAAAGCAGCAGCTTTTATTAATGAAAAATCCACAAGGCCCAAAGACTTTGATTTGGCTAGAAGATTAATAAGGTCAAAGGCTTTGCTGGCGAAAAGGAATGGCAGTCTTCAAGGAGAAAGCGGCGATAGTCATTAACGGCATCGTGTACGTAGCGGAACCAATGGATGATTGCGAGGATTGTGCGTTTTGTACGGGCTTGGCACAATGCAGCGTAGATTTCATTTGCATCTCTATGAGAGAAGCATTCCGCAAGGGTTTTAGAGACAAGCCTATAGGTTTCAAAAAATGGAAAGGTTATGAAAGGATCAGAAACATTCAAGAAGGTAATCAAGGCATATCTTGATAAGCGTGCAGCAGAGGATGAATTGTTCGCAAAGGATTACGCCAAGCCTGGCAAGAATATCGATGACTGCTGCGACTTTATTATCTCAGAGGTCAAGAAATCCAGAAGACAGGGGTTTGACGATGATGAGATTTATGGAATTGCAATTCACTATTATAATGAAGAAGAAGTTTCATTCACCAAGAATCAGAATTGCACCATTGTTACAAATCTCTCAGACCAGACCAAGGAGAATCTGGAGAAGAAGGCTGAGGAGGAATTCAAGCAAGCCAAAATCATCGAACTCCAGAAGAAGGAGTCCGCTGAGAAGGAGCGCTTGAAGAAGAAAGCCGAGGCTCAGAGAAAGAAAGATGCTGAGATTGGTCAGTTGAGTTTGTTTGATTTTTAATATGTGAGTTATGAAGCCAAGAAATAAGACAGAACGTAAAGTTGTAAAACTCTCGGACAGAATTCCGGAGTTATCAGACAAGCAGCGTGAGTGGGCCATCAAGACTTGCATCTCTGAAGATGATGCCTACAAGTATGGTGACAGATTTTCAAGAGGGTGTTTCTATCTAGTATGCACATTCAAGGGATGGCAGGTCCTCAGATACTTTCAGGTAAGAGCGAAGTTCCGGTTCCACAAGATGATTAAGGAGAAGATTTACTTCAAGGAGTGTATGCAGCAATGGTTGAAAGATGGGGAATATGTTTTCCTTGCCAGGCAGCGAACCAGCGGATATATAGAAGATGCTTTTTCTGCTTTCGGAAAGTTGGAAGTAAGAACGCATACTGTATGGAGTTTCTTGGGTGATCCTCGTGATATTGGATTCGATGGAGTATATTACGCTTCAGTCCAAGGCAAGTATAAATATGCTCTCAGAGACTTCGGGGAAAAGATTCTGTGTGACGAAATCTTCCGTTCCGTCAATGCTAACCCATACAATGAAACTCTCATGAGACGTGATATTGATATGTGGAAGGTGTGTAAGTACCATGAAGCAGTCTTCGACAGAGAAAAAATGTCTGCCGTCAAGATTGTTGTCAGACACGGAAAGGCTTCTTATATTTACGATAGCTTGTGGTGGGATATGCTCGACAGTATTATGTATCTTAAGAAAGATGTACGTAACCCTTCTATAGTTTGCCCGGAGAATCTTCGTGAGGCGCACGACAAGTGGCTAAAGGCAGCAGACAACAAGAAAAAGAAAATGGAGGACAGAATGACTAAGCTGCGTCTGATTGCGGAAGAGAAAATGCAACTCAGATATCTGGAGCAAGCTGCTAAAGCCGAAGAGGAGAATAAGAAAAAGGCAGAAGCAATGGCTAATGTATATGTTGACAGAAGAAAGCAGTTCTTTGACATTGACATAAAGGATGGCGCCATAGACATACAGGTTCTTAAGTCCGTCCAGGAGTTCTTTGAAGAGGGCAAGGAAATGGGGCACTGTGTATTTAGGAATGGTTATTACGATGTGAACAGAAAGCCGAACTGCCTCATACTTTCTGCCAAGGTAAACGGGCAGCGTATGGAGACAATCGAGGTAAACTTAGCCGATGTTACCGTTGTTCAATGCCAGGGCCACGGAAACATCAATTCCGCTTTTCACGATACCATTCTGAAGCTTATCAAAGATAATCTGTGGCAGATAGAATCCAGGCTTCCGAACATGGCAAGCAGAACAGCGTAATTTTTAGTATTTTTGGCTAAAATTTCCATTTAATATATTTGCATATATCGAGATTTTTTCGTACCTTTGCGTATGAGAAGAGCCTATTTTGCGGTGTTTTTGACTATCCAAGCCGCATATATGCACAATTTTATGTTAAAATATAGTTAATTTTAGATTTTAGGTATTTAATCATTAAATATTTTATTAAATTTGCAGCGATGGAATACGATTACAGTAAGCTCAGAGAGTTCATCAAGCGTTGTAAGTGGCAATGGGCCACTTCAATGATAGACGTTCCTCATGAGTACATTCACAGAGACAAGTGCGCATTGACAAACGACGAGTTCTATTACTTCGTCAGCGCACAGCGAGACAATGGAGTCCATGAAAGATGGGGGAAGTATAATTTCCCTTACCTTTACATTGATGGTTACAAGTATTGGACGATGGGTGACCCATTCGAGACTACTTGGATTTTGAACAGACAGAAGGTTTTCAACGAGTTCGACTTCCTGGAGTGGCCGGTACCGCGAATCTATTCGAATCAGGAAATGGACGTGATGGCAAAATCTATCATGTTCACGTTCAAGGACAGAAGATTTTTCGAGGCAGGCATCGGAAACGGAGACTTCGTCGCTTTCACCAAGATAAAGCCGGAAATGTATTATGGAGTTGATCCTAGCAAGAAAGCAATCAAGCAGTTCAGGGAGAAGACCTCTGGTTTTTTCCGAAGATGTTCTACTATTTCTTTTGAGGAGGCGATAAAGAAATGGATGTCGGCAGACAGCGTTGTGGTTGCTCTTTTCGGTACCGCTTCCTACTTCATGCCTCAGTATCTCCGCAAACTGGGCGAGAGTGGTTTGGATTATTGCCTTATGTTCTACAAGGATGACTACACCCCTGCAGAGTTTGAGGAAATGCACCATTTCACCTATGACAGAATGCAGTTGAAATCGATGTTCCCGAATTGTAACATATACAATCACAAGAATTTCGTAACCATTTCAAGTAAAAAAATCACCTGGCAACAGGCAACAGTAGAAAATGAATTATTCCCAGTATGATAAAATAGCAAGTAAGTACGACACTTTGTTTCGTGATGAAATGAGTCTCGTTGAGAACCGTGAGGTGGGGCAAATGCTCCCACCTCTCAGCGGTTCAATCCTAGACATCGGATGTGGTACCGGCTTGCTGACAGAGATTGCAAAAATCGACCCACAGGAATATCTAGGAATTGATCCTAGTAAAGGAATGTTGGAGCAGTTCACTAACAAATACCCAGCCTATAAGGATAGGGTTGTATGTGAGCCTTTCGACGGAAAGAGTTTAGATTGCAGGAATTTCGACAATATCGTAGCATTGTTCGGTTCCCCATCTTATCTTTCCCGTTATGCCGTTCTGGCAATATCGCAGTGCAAGGCTCGCAAGTTCTTGATGTTCTACAAGGAAAAATATCATCCGGTCACTTATGAGAAGTGTGATGTGGAGTTCAGACATTTTTTCTATTCAAAGAAGGTCTTGTGCAGTCTTTTTGGTGAAGAAAATGTATCAGAGTATCACAATTATTTAATAGTAAATTGCGTATGACATCACAGAAAGGTTTGCGTTATGATGGCAGTATTGACAAATACCCCATCACAGAAGGCGAGATTTACAGTTTAGGCAATGGTAGCAAGATTACCATTGCCGATATTACTTTGGGGCTTCCGGAGTTTTCAAAGAATGCCGATTGTGTATTCATCGACCCGGCAGGAAGTAAAGGTGTCCTCAAAGCGTATTATACCAAGGCGGAGAAGCAATGCCCGGTTGATAATTTTGACGAGTTCGTTGCCCACATCAAGAGGTGCATCGAGCAGATTAATCCGGACAGACTATTCGTCGAGTGCTTCTACAGAAATAAGAAACAGTTGGTTCCTATGGTAGAATCGCTGTTCCCTCATGTAAAAATCTACGAGAACACCTATTATCATAAGCCAGATTGCAAGTGCTGGATTATCCAAGGCACCAAGCAGGCAGAAGACTGGGGACTCCAGGGAATGGATGAATGGGATGCGGTGTTCAAGATTTGTAAGGATGTTCCGTTCAGCTCTATCACAGACTTCTTCATGGGTCAAGGACTTGTTGCCCAAGCAGCCTATGCCGCAGGTAAGGTTTTCTATGGTAGCGATATGAACAGAAACCGTTTGGCTGTAGCCATAAGCAAGGTAGCCAAACGAGGTGGAGAATGGACAGTAACTAAATAATTACGCATATGATTAAACTCTCTCAGATTATCATCCTCAACGTTCCGAAGCGAGAACGTGAGGGCAAATACCTTAAGAAGTTGATAGAGACCAGCACGAAGCCTTATGGTATTCCTGTCAGTATCTCTATGGACCGAGGTAAGGGTCTTTGGGACAATTATTCCCAAGCGTTGACGCAAGAGGTAGCGGAAGGAACCCATCGCATGATTATCCACGATGACATTACCTTTGACCGCAACATTCTTGCCAAGATTTTACATATTCTCTCTTTTGCTCCCGAAAACAATGTTATAAGTTTCTACAATCCTACAAATGGTGATTATACTGATTGTTACGCAAAGGGCAAACACGTTATTTCTACAAAGACTAATTTCTGGCTGCAGGCTAGCGTATATCCAAATGACCTAGCCAAGGACTTTGTTGAAACTTCAAACAAGATGACGGATGATCAGACACGTTATGATGATTCGCGCCTTAAGGCATACCTTCAGGCAAAGGGTATCGACCTTTACGCTATCGTTCCCGGTCTGGTTCAGCATTTCGGTGCATACAGAAGCACGTTCAACAATCCAGGCGCCGTAGGTGGCATTCCTCGAAACAGCAAGACCTACGACAACCAGTTTGATGTAGAGTCTGTAGATTGGGAGAGTGAGTTCAAAAATCCTTATTTGGCTAAGTCAAGCAAGGATTGGGTTAAGGAAATCGTAAACAAGGAATTTCTCGATGAATACAAAAAACTCTAAGGAAAATCTAGCCTTGAAATTGGCAAAGGACAATATCGAGGTTGAGCAGGTGAAGCCGCTGCATATTGAATACGTTAAGGTTGATGACATTTATCCGAATGACTATAACCCTAACACGCATGATGCAGACAGCTTCGACCTTCTCATCAAATCGTTGCTATATTTCGGATTTACTCAGCCTATCGTTGTCAACCGCTCGACGATGCAGATTGTGGACGGAGAGAACAGATACCGCGCCGCCTGCGTCATCGGATATGAGATGGTTCCTGTATGCTTCGTTGACTTCGACGAAGAGAAGTTGAGATATGCAACAATCATGCACAATGCCGCTCGCGGCCACAACAATAATGAAATGATGGGTAGGCTTAAGAATTACCTTGACACCCATTTCAGTAATTCCAGCGACAAGGTATTATTAAACAATAGAAAGAAATGATATTTTACAGTGACAAAAACGTTTATGAGGCAGCTCTTGAAAGATTCAGATACATCTTTCGGGAGTTTTATGGTAAGCGTAAGATTGTCGTGGCGATGTCGGGAGGAAAGGACTCTACCGTGGTTCTCAACCTTGCGCACGAGGTTATGAAGGAGATGGGAATTGAAAAGATTCCCGTCCTCTTCCTAGACCAAGAGGCAGAGACTCCAATGACTATCGAGTACATACGATACATCATGCACTTGCCGTGGGTTGAGCCGTATTGGATTCAGTCATACTTCCAGGAATGGAATGCCTCAAAGGGAGAATGGTTCAATGTATGGGGGCCTGGAGAAAAATGGATTCGTGAGAAAGAACCAGATTCCTATGGAGATTTGGAAATCCCGCACAATCAGTATTTCTCCAAGACCCTTGACCAGGTACACAGAATGCTCTTCGGAAAAGACTACCTAACTTTAGGCGGTGTCCGTATTGAGGAGTCGCCGGCACGATTGTCGGGTCTTACTAGAGGCGAGTGCCTTCCAGGTATTACATGGGGATGTGGTGGCGGATATTATAAAGACGGCACACCGAGAAGTCTGGTACTCTACCCTATTTGGGATTGGAAGGTTTATGATGTATGGTATTACATCTTCAGCAACAAGCTTCCGTACTGCAAGCTCTATAACTATCAGTTCACGCAGAAGCCGCTGAGAGCGTGCCGAGTTAGTTCCCTCATTCATGAGCAGGCTATCCGCGACTTAGGTTTCATCAAGGAGGTTGATCCATGGTTCTACGATAAGCTGGTGCGAAGAGTAGCAAACGTCAATACGTCTGTACACGTATTTAATGAAGTTGCAACATATTGCTATAACTTGCCACCTTATTTCAAGGATTGGGATGAATATGTTGACTATCTTGCAGATAATCTTTGTGAGGATAAGAAGAATGCAGAGACTATCAAGAAGGGTTACCGTGCTGCCAAGAAGAGAAATGCAGCTAAAGCCGGTCATTGCCAGGAGTGCATTGATTATGTAATACATCAGATTGGCTACACAAGTGCCGTCTGCGTAATTGCGGAGGATTTCGGAATGAAGCGCATTCAGAGCGTAGAGCGTTCTTTGCGTCAGTATTTGAGCGACAATTATGTTAAAATAGAAAAAGCTAATAAGGAATATGAATCTTCAAGAGAACATCAAGAAGGAGTTTGATGCTGCCAAGGATAAGGTGCAGTTTTTGAACGACCTCAGAAAGTATATCAGTTCCTTATCTCCGGAGAAAGTCAACCCTGTAGATTGCGTGCTTTGGGTTGACAAGGATATGGTTGTAGCAAACAACTACAACCCTAACCATGTGGCAGATAAGGAAATGCGTCTTCTCTATACATCCGTGAGGGAAGACGGTTACACAATGCCTATCGTTACCATTTGGGATGAGAAGCTGCAGAAGTATGTAATCATCGACGGCTTCCACAGAAACCTCGTTATCCGCAAGTTTGCGGACATCAATGAGCGATGTGGTGGAAAGCTGCCGATTGTAGTCCTAGACAAGGACATCGACCAACGTATGGCATCAACCGTAAGACACAATCGTGCCCGTGGAAGTCACTCTGTCGATGGAATGGTAAACATCGTTTTCAATATGCTCAGAGATGGTGTGTCTGAGCGTGAGATTTGCGAAAAGGTAGGTCTGGAGCAGAAAGAGCTTGTAAAGCTTAAATTTGTTACCGGTTTTGCCAAGATTTTCAAGAACTATAAGTATAATGCGGCTATCGAAAAGGTTGTCGACGAGAGACGCGTAGCAAGAGAGACAGCCAAGAAGGAGGATAAGAAATGAAAGTAAAGGTAGTTAAACTCAGTGAAATCTTTCCTTACTATGACAACCCTCGTGACAACACGAATGCGGTTGAACCTACTAAGGAGAGTATCAAGCGTTTTGGATACGTTAAGCCTATCCTCGTTGATAAGGCAGGTGTAATCATTGCCGGTCACACAAGATATGTGGCTGCTTACCAGTTGGGCATGGAGTTCGTTCCTGTCGTTTACTCGGATATGGACGACGAAAAGGCAAAGAAGTACCGCATCCTCGATAACAAGCTGGCAGAGAAGTCTTCTTTTGATGAAGACCAGCTTTTGGAGGAATTGCGCAACATGGAGGTTCCTACCGATATGCAGGCATTCTTCTTTGAGGATATCAACCAGATGCTCAACTTCTCCCTCGACAGCATCAACCAGCAGGCAGAAGAGTATGGTGGCTTCCAGGATGACTATTCTCAGGTTGATGAGGAGAACTTCGAGGCTCCATCCAATGAAGAGGCTGGCGAAAGCGAGGAAACTTCTTCAGATGAGGAGGAGGAAGACCCTGCAAAGGATTTGTTCGTTCTCAAAGAGCGCGAGGACGGTTCACATTATATGAAGGTCGTTTGTCCATATTGCGGAAATATGGAAACAATAGAAATTGAGGATTAACAGGTATGGAAGAGATTAAGATTAATGACAAGGTAATTGAGTTACCTATTGACAGTATCGTGCCTCATGACGGTTCGCATAAGACTGACGAGACGGCAGTACAGGCAATCATGCAGTCCATCAAGGATTTCGGCATCACTCAGCCTATTTCCGTTGACAAGAACAACGTGATTGTAACCGGTAACGGTGTGTATAAGGCAGCCAAGGCATTGGGAATGGATAAGGTTCCGTGCATCCGTCTTGACTATCTGACTGATGAGCAGATTAAGCAGTATAGAATCGCTGATGACAAGACCTCCGAGTTTGCCACTTGGAACGAGAAGAAGCTTCGCAAGGAGCTCTCCTATCTTGGTGATCCTAACAGCATTCAGTTTGCTTTCGATGAGAGCATTGCCGGTATGCTTGGACTCAACGCTAAGCCAAAGGAACAGAAACCTGCGGCCGCACCTTCCAAGGCTGAGACTAACCATACGGCTAAGAAGGTCGTAACGGAAGCCCAGAAGGACCAGAAGTTCAAGGAGGAAATGAAGGGCGTTGAGGAGAATATCCAGGTCAAGCCTTCAGAGTATTATGAGTATAATTGTTCCGCTTGCGGTAAACTAGTAAAAGTTAAGAAGCCATGACAGATGAATCATCACAGCCGAAAGTAAAGTCTTTCGTACATAGAATCCCCAATCCTGTTGGAAGACCATACAAGATTAAGTCTTCTCAGGAATTATGGGATAAGTTTGTAGCTTACTGTGATGATGTTGAAAACGACCCTTGGCAGCAAAAGACTGGTAGCAATTCCATTGCAGGTGGCAGCGGCAAATCCACAAATTCCATGAGACAAGAGGTAAGGGTTTTCAGAAGAGCCTATACCCTTGTCGGATTTTGTGCTTTCTGTGGCATCGTTCAGAAATGGGCGGATTTCAAGAGAGGTAATCTTAAGAGACCTGGCTTTGAGCAGGTGATAACACAGATTGAGAATGTCGTGATGGCCCAGCAGATTGACGGCGCTATGCTTCATCAGTTTGATTCCAGCATTGTTGCAAGGCTCAACGGATTGGCAGATAAGCATATTCAAGAAGTAACCGGCAAGGATGGTGAGGACTTCAAGTTCCCTAAGCTGTCCTTGGATGATATTAAAGAATTACAGAAGATAAATGGACTTTGAGAAACAACGTTTTCTTCATAAGCAGTTAGTGGCATCGTCCCTGCTGCAATTCACTACTAAGATGTTCGCCTATACTGCTCGACGTGAGTATGTAATAGGCGAACATCACAGGATTATATGTGATGCGCTCATGGATGTGATAAGGGGAAAGACTAACAAGCTGATTATCAATATCAGCCCTCGTTACGGAAAGACCCTCTTGTGTTCACAGATGTTTATCGCATATGGTCTTGCGCTGAACCCTGCTTCAAAGTTTCTTCATATATCTTATTCCGGAAGTCTCGTCCAGGACAACTCAATGGCAGTCAAGGACACGATAACTTCTACATATTTTCAAACACTATTTCCGAATGTCAAAATCAGAAAGAACGATAACACAAGATCAAAATGGAGCACAACGGCAGGTGGTGGTGAGTATGCTACATCTACCTTGGGTCAGATCACAGGTTTTGGTGCAGGTCAGCCAGACTGGACCGAAGAAGACATAAAGAACATGGATAAGTTTATGGCTACGTTCAACCCCGGTCACTTTTCGGGAGCCATAGTTATCGATGACCCTTTACGACCGGACGATGCTTTGTCCGATAACGTCAGAGAGTCTATCAACAGACGTTTCGAGACAACCATCCGTAACCGTGTAAACTCACGTCATACGCCAATTATTATCGTCATGCAGAGGTTGCACGAGCACGACTTGTGCGGTTACCTTCAAGAGATTGAGCCGAATGAGTGGAAGGTTGTTTCCCTCCCGGTAATACAGACAGACGAGGACGGAAAGGAGCGAGCCTTGTGGCCGTGGAAGCATACGCTGGAGGAGCTGTATAAAATCAAGCATACCAGCGAGTTCGTATTTGAGACACAGTACATGCAGAACCCAACCCCTATGGAAGGTCTTATGTACCATGCCTTCAGAACATACGATGAGCTGCCGGACAGAAGGTATGCAAGAATGATTGGCAACTACACCGACTCGGCAGATACCGGTTTCGACTTCCTTTGCTCTATATGCTTCGATGCACACGATGACGGCTACTATGTTACCGATGTTCTATACACCAAGCGACCGATGGAATACACGGAACCAGCGCAAGCCAATATGGTTAAGCGCAATCAGACAGACGTGTGTTTCGTTGAAAGTAACAATGGTGGACGCTCTTACGCCCGCAATGTCGAGCGCATAACAAGGGAACACGGAAACAGAATTACCCAGTTCGTAACGTTCACACAATCGAAGAACAAACAGATTAGAATCTTCACTCGCTCCAGCGAGGTAAACAATAAACTAGTTTTCCCTTCTAATTGGGAACAGTTGTGGCCGGAGTTCGCCCACGATATGAAATCCTACAGAAAGGAAGGATATAACGCCCACGATGATGCGCCGGACGCTTGTACGGGCATCATAGAGAAGTGCGAGGAGTGGCTTAACAATGCTACCGATGCACAGCTCCGACGTGGCGGTTTCTTGTAATTTCTTTTTAAAACCATGTTAGCTAGGCGTTTGCTCGTGAGAGTAGGCGCCTTAACTATTTGATTACCAGCGTATTATAATTTAGTATTTTTAACTAAAATAATCGTTAGTATATTTGCGTATATCAGAAAATTTTCGTACCTTTGCATATAGATAAAAGGTAGTACTTTTGGATATACAGGAGCTACCTTGCAAGTTGAACCAATTAAAATTATAAAGATTATGAAGAATTTAGTTTATGCTCGCTTTGATGAAATGACAGTTAATGAGGTTTCAGAGCTTATGAGAATAGCATCTGGCAAGATGGCAATCAATGTAGTTTCAGTTGCACCTACATTGTTCCGAGTTTCAGCATATGGTATATTTGACGGAGACGCAGAGGACTGGGGCTTCGAGAGTGCAGACTGCGGAATGTTCCAGGGAGAAAAGGTGTTCGAGGCAACCAAGAAGTTGTACGAGACCACCATCGCTTAAATAGCAAAAACAGACGTTGAACCAATTAAAAATAAAGATTATGAAACAGTTACTTGAAAAAGAGAATGTAAAAAACGGAAGAGTTTACATTTCTAAATTTGCTCTCATCTATTCATTCAAGAAAAATGGTGAGAGAGATACAAAACCTACAGAGTATATGGCTTTCGGAAACGAGAAGTCACAGGACGATGTTCTTGCTCGCTTGCAGAAGAACAATCCTACACAGAAGTTTGAAATCGCTTAACATATAGGAGGAACTGTCATGAGTGGTCTTTTTGAAACAAAGCTTCTTAAATACAAGAAGCACATTATACAGGTTTTTGAGGATATGTTCGGTCAGAGATACGTCTATATCGACGGCAAGACACAGACTTATTCTATTAACAATGCAAAGAGAATGATTAGCCTATGTTGTCAACAGTAATATTCACGGATGGCGCCCAGAAGAATGTGGAGCCATCCAACGGAACGGATTTCTCTCTGGAGGAGTTGAGGGGATTTGTAGGTGGCCACATCGAGTTGGTCCGACTCAGCAAGTCGCAGGTAATGGTAGTTAATGAGGAAGGCAAGGTTTACGACCTTCCTCAGAACGAGAACGCCACGATGCTTGTGAACATAGCAGGGATTAGAGACGTTATAGTAGGTAATGTATTAGTTTGTGACATCAATAAAATCAAGTAATATGGATAAGAATGATTTGATGAAGTACCTTGTAGAAGAGGCAGAGTGTAGTGAGAGTGAAGTAGCTGAAATGACTAACACGGAGTTGCTGGATCATTGGCTGGTGTATAACGGAATTTGCGGTTTCACAGAGGACATCAAGGATGTTATTGAAGCTGCTTTTGATGTAGATTTGGAGGACTAGCCATGTACAAAGAGAATATAGGAACTGACAGATATGGGCGCACGATGCATCTATATCACTCCTGCAACACGGTCTATTGCGACCACGTCAAGAGCGATAAGGTTGTCAGGACAAATCAAATTAAGGTAGATAACGACATCATCTTAATGTTCAGTGCTTCGCATACGAGCGGAGCCTACATTTACGATGAGATTCACAGAAGATACGGTAAATGGCTATGAAAAAAAATATCACCATTGAAGTAGAAAGCTCTAGTGTAGAGTGCTACAGTAGCTTCTATACGGACCTGGAGTCTTTCGTCACGCACAGAGTGAATGGTACTCCATTGAGAATTAAAATAACCTCAGATATTAAGTAGCGTATGAAACCAATGTTAGCAACAAGATATTATCCGTCGCAGATGAAGTTTCCTTGCTTCACCCAGCCTAAGTATGACGGAGTTCGCTGCATCCTTCATGAAGGAGAAGGTGGCGAGGTTCACCTCACATCGAGAGGCGGTAAGGAATACGATGTTCCTCAGATTAAGGCTTGGGGAGAGAAACACCGCGGTATGCTTCCTTTGGATGGGGAGATATACAACCACCAGGAATTGACCTTCCAGCAGATATGCTCTGCCGTCAAGTGCCGTTCAGCTATGACTGACAAGCTACGTATGGTTATCTACGATGCACAGATTCCAGGAAGCTTTTCTGCCAGATGGAAAGTTTTGCAGGAGGAGTTTGATTCCATTGATCCAAACGGACCGGTGTACCTTACGCAGACTTTCGTTGCCCATTCAGAGAAGGACATCAAGCGATGGCACAAGATATTCGTTTCCACTGGTTACGAGGGTGCTATTATCAGAAATGCAGATGGAACATATACCGAGGGCAGAAGCAATGACCTTATGAAGCTGAAATCGTTCGACACGACAGAGTTCAAGGTGGTCGATGTTTTGGAAGCGGAGGGCAATGATGCAGGTACCGCTATATTCAAACTGAAGTGTGGAGAGTACGAGTTCTGTGCCCGTCCGGTAGGTTCAAGGTCACTCAGAGCTCAATACTTAGCCGACAAGGAAGAATTGATAGGTATGGCGGCGACTGTTCAGCATCAAGGGTATTCTGACGCTGGAGTGCCGAGATTTCCGGTATTGTTGAACATTAGGGATTACGAATAATGGCAGCATTAAATATTAACGAGTATTACGGCTGCTTCTCTTGCGAGGCTGCTGACGAGCACGGAAATGGTTGCAGGCACGGTCTGCTGTTCCCGGTACTGCTTGCGATGGGAAACAAGAGAAGCTGCCCAAACTATAAATTCGAGGAGAAATAACTATGGAAGTAAAGGTTAAGATTAAGAGAAATTATGATCCAAAGTCAACTCTTGCGGTTCTCATTAACTATAAGAGAGGGCTGCAGAGATTGGTAAAATTCATATACCCGGATGATTGGGATATTGACAAACTCGATTTGTACATCAATTCACACAGCGAGTTCAATGTAAGAAATGTGCGTTTTTCAGAGGACATTAGTATGATGCGTATGAAAGATAACCTGGAGAATATTAAGAAACTGGGATATCGCGTCATCAGCTTGACACAGACGTATGGGTACATCTTAAGAAAGGACGGTAAGTTCCTGTCGTATAGCCTTGCCAGATACTCCTATGAGGGAGGCATCAATTTTACCTATAAATACAAGCCGTCGAGAAGCCATGGAATGGGTTCCGTCCAGGGAGACCATGAGTTCGGATATCACGAGTTCTCCAATGAAATGATTGATAAGATGATGGACCACCCGAAGCTTTACGGTAAGGTCGAGCACTACAAAGACTTCAATGAGTACCGCCAGCTGAATGCAGGGCGAGAAAAGGTACTCAAAAAAATAATCTGATTTTTTTGGTTCAACACAATAAAGTACTATATGATGCGTTATTAATCTGATAGACGGATTATTAACTAAAGCTTAGCTACCGGCATGACGGGCGCATCATATGGGAAATAGAAAATTTGTTCCACAGGTAGGAAACCATCTTGTAACTATCTCGAACATTTTAGCTGTTGTTTCATTTATAGCCATAATAGGTTCAATTATAACTTGGATAAACGCCTTGAATACTTCTGGCGGTTATGGATATGAAAGTTCAAGTATTAGTGGCGTACAGGCATTTGGCTACGTTATTGACTCATTGCTTTGCCTGGTAGGTTCTTTTGTACTCAGAGGATTCTCGTTTATCGTGAAAGCAGCTGTACGCTATCTTGATGAGAAAGGTGAGTTTGATGAAAAGTAGAATGTAATTGCTATGTCATCAAAGCTTATAGTAGATCAAAAGAACGTAAAGTATCTTTTTCAAGATAAAAAAGCGACGTTCTTGATTCCTGATTATCAGCGTCCGTATGCTTGGGGAGAAGACGAATGTAAGGTCTTATGGGAAGACTTATTTTCCTTTTCATTCCCGAATAACAACTGCGACAGCTTCGATTCTTCAGAGAGTTACTTTCTCGGTCCTATAGTAACATTCCGCAATGACGAAGGGAAACTTGAAATCATTGACGGTCAGCAGCGTCTTACGACCTTGCTTCTCTTACTGCGAGCTTTCTACAATCGCCTGGAGCACATGAAAGACAATCGTTCAATCAAGATGCGAGAGGACATAGAAAAGTGCATTTGGAGAGCAAATGAGTTCGGAGAGTATGATCCAAACGACTTAAAGATAAATTCGGAGGTTGCAACTGATAACGACAAGGAAGAGTTTATGGATATACTCCGGAAAGGAACATCAGAAGGAAAAAGTCGGTATGCGACCAACTTCAGATACTTTCAAGACAAGATAGGAAAATTCATTGAAGAATACCCTTCTTTCTTTGCACTATATCCAGCTCGCATACTCAATAACTGCGTACTACTTCCGATAGAGGCTGAGTCGCAAGATACTGCTCTTAGGATATTCTCGACGCTTAATGATAGAGGTAAGCCTTTGTCTGACTCAGACATCTTCAAGGCACAGCTCTATAAGTTCTACTCATCCATCGGAAAGAAGGAAGAGTTTATCACTACATGGAAAGAGCTTGACGAACTCGTTACCAAAATATTCCACCCATATCGTGGAACACCTTTGGATGAGTTGTTTACACGCTATATGTACTACGAGAGGGCATTGCTGACTAATCGTAGTTCTATGACAGAAGGACTTCGAAAGTTCTATGAGAAAGATGGATATGTCCTACTTCGACGAGAGCAGACTTTAGAGAATCTTGTCTTGCTAGCCGACTTCTGGAAAGATGTATATTCTCAGAATGAAGACCGTTTTTCAGTGGATGTACTAAAGCGCTTGTTTATATTGAATTATGCGCCTAACAGTTTATGGACTTATATCGTATCGGTATATTTCATGCACTATAAGAATGCTGAGAATATGCTAGACAACGAGAAGTTCTATCTGTTCTTGAATCGTTTGATAGGCTTTATCTGGGCATACGCCATCAGTAACCCAGGAATAACAGCCTTGCGAGCACCAGTATTCAATGAGATGGTGAATATCATAGAGAACAAAGAGATTACTTTCGAGAACTATCTATTCCAAGAGGAGTTGTTCCGTTCGCAATTTAATAACTTCAGTTTCTCAAACACTCGTGCGATTACGAAGTCGATGATTGTGTGGTGGGCTTTCTCTTTCGATAACCAGGAATTGCTTCCTCTTGACGCGGTATATGATATTGAGCACATCTTCCCAAGGAACAGACAAGTCAAGGAAGGTGGATTGTCGAGTGACGAGGTTCTTGAAATGTTGGGAAACAAATCGGTATTGGAGCGAAGAGTTAATATTCGGGCATCCGATTACAGATTTGCTGACAAGATTAAGTATTATAATGGTGAGTTCAAATCCACAGGCGAGAGGATTGGAACTAAGATACACGAATTACGAATGCTGTCACAGACGTTGACAGATTTTACAGAAACGGATATTAGAGAGCGCACGTCAAGAATGCTTGATAAGTTTATCGCTTACCTCAAATCTAACTCTCTGATTTCCAACAAATTAAATTCGTAATTTAGGTTAAAAGATTTGGTAATCTGACAAAATTTTCGTACCTTTGTATATAGGATAAAGGTAGTAATTTTGTCTAAGAGCATACTAAATAGGGCAACTGTGAGTTACTACCTGCCGAGGGAATCAAGACCGGGACGCTGGTCTCCCAAGGGTCTAGTTCGGGGCGTAACAAGCGGCTGCCCTTCTTTACAATAATGAGCTTGATAGGTTGCATAAAAACTAGATTATGGCAACAAACGCAGACATGAGCTTGAAAGAGTTCGCAAAGGAAATGCTGGTCGAAGTTAAAAAGGACCAGGAGTGGTTAACAAGACAGAAGGAAATCACCGGTGATCTCCAGGAGAGAATCGATGAGTGCTTCAAGAGAGTGCAGAAGTGCGACATGACAAAGGGTGTCTATTCCACTACGCAGATGGCGAAGGAGTTGGGCATGAGCAGCGCACAGAAGCTGTACGAAGAGCTGAAGGAGGTTGGCCTTGCGTTCAACCAGGGTTATGAGTGGATGCTGGCAAGTCCCTACTCCACCTATCAGCTAACTGAGGTGACTACGCACCTTATCAAGGGCAAGTACACAAGAAGACCTCTTTGGACGGAGCGAGGCAGACGCTGGCTTCTCGCATTGAAGGAGAAGAACATCATCTGCAACCTGCCGAAGCCGAGAGTGCCGAAGGCTGTTGAGAAGTGTATTGCTTCTCAGTCTGGTGAGAAGAAGGAAGAGGTCAAGGTCGAGCGGCCAACACCGCTGATGAAGAAAGCCGAGACGCTTAAGGATGAAATCAACTGCCTTTTGAGTCTCATCACAGAGGTCGGAAAGGGAGAGACGATGCTCCTTATGGGAGACATTATGACAATCTCCACCACCATCAGTGAGCACGTGAGCACATTGGCTTTCGAGGCTTACAAGACATTAAATGCACCAGCGAGGGCTTGAACCAATTAAAATTCGAAAAAAGATTTGGATTTTCCAAAATAAAATATTACCTTTGCAGCGGTAAAGGAGAAAGATATAAAGGATTGGGTGAGCCGTTCACACGTCGGCCTTCGGGCGCAGACTTCGGAAGGACCCCAATCCTCTTTTTATTTCAGTAACCTCATCGTGTATAAGATTTCGCCATCGGTGAGTTTTGTCTTAAACTCGATTTTCTTTCCATTATATTCAGCTTGATAGACATTGAAGAAGCAATCGTGGTGTTTGCCTTGCTCTTTCCTAACGAACTTTCCGTTAGGAAGCCAATCCTTTATGTTCAAGGCAACTTGTATCGTATCGGGCAGATGAGAGTTATTGATGTTCTTAGAATATGTCTCCGTAAGGAACTTCTTATTCATGATTATTTCTTTCTCACCCAAGAACAAATAAAGCCTCTTTGCCGTCTCTTTCTCGTTTATCTGAACTTCTTTCAGATTCTCTGTTGCCCATTCGTTGATTGACTTTGTGAGTTGAGCTTTTGTCTCATTCGATACTGATGGAATGCGAATAGTCTTCTTTTTCTGTGTTTTCTCAACCTTGGCATATTGAGTGATATAGGATGATTGCTTTACCTTGTCTTTATTGTCATTCACCCAATTTGTGAAGTTCTTAGGCATACTATCATTTGGCTGTTTACCACTCCAATACTCCTTTTCACTCATAATTACCGGGATGGCATAGCACATACAATTTACGTGCCAACCAACCCAAGGGAAATAGTTCGGGTATATGCCAGCAAGCAAATCACACATATCGTGTTTATGGCTAGGATTGTTGGTTGTCTTTATCTCCTTTCCTTTAATATAGTCCATCCTAGCCCATCTTTCCTGCTCAGCAGAACGGTAGGCCATGTTTATCTCATTACGTGCCAGGCGTACGCTTCTGTACTCGCAGTTCTGAATGGTTATGGCTTTGCCGTATTTCTTCTTATAGTCTTTGGCAAGTGATGGATAATCATTAAGGTACTTGCTGACCTTCTTGCTGAGTTTAACAGCACTCATACCCTTCTCTATGCCGACAGACAGAGATTTCTCCAGAGCCTCCTTTACATCAACTCTCTGGTTCCATATTCTTTCTGAAAGACCGAGACCTTTAATCTTTCTCTCTATGAAAGCCTTCTTTGCCGCATTGTTGTGCTCAAAGTAAGCTTTCTGCTTTGCGTCCGCTATCTTCCTAGTAAAGGTGCCGATTACCCTCTTGGCAAGTAGGTCCTGCAGTGTGTTACTGTTCTTCCATTCGTCCGATATGCCATTATAGACCAATGCCTGCATATTGTTTGAATAGTAATCCAGTAAGGCGTTCACCTTCTTTTCTGTTCTAGGGTAATCATCAAAAGAGAACTCGCCATCCCCATCGAAGTCGGTGGAGGTGGCGATTTTAGCGGACTCCTTGGCAAGAGTCTCATAGATGGAAATGATTTTCCTGGTATAAGCGTTCAGTCTCTTGCCAAGGTCTTTATATGCCTTTTTCTGATTAGGCAGTTTTGGCTTTTTCATACAATTTCATTTTAAAGTGTTTACAGCAATCCCAGTTGAGAAGAACGCTCCATTCTTGATATGGGCATTTGGCTAGGATAGGCTGTCCTTTAAGGTTCATACTATGAAAATCAGTAGCATGAGCACATTCGCGGCAGAAATGCTGCACTTTATCTTCCTTCTTCTTTCTCATAGCTATTCCTCCGAGAATAAGTTAGGCATAGTAGCTGCTGTCCTCTTGGACTCTGCTTCATCCTCTTCGAGAATCTCTTGGTAAGTAGCATCTGGGTCGTCGGAAATGCCGGCACGTTTGATTGACTCTTTCTGGCTGACGATTGGCTTGTTTCCGTTGCCCTTCATCCACGTTTCAATTTGGGCCATCTTATCCTCTTGGATGAATGGAGTGATGACGTGCTCTACAGTAATCTCATCCATTCTAGCTGCCCACTTCGTGTTCATCTTGGAAAGGAACGCCTTTATGACGTTGGCCTCTCTCTCGAAGCCTTCAATCCAGGCACCAGTCTCCTCTCCTATCTTAAGATGAGCATCCATGAGGAGTGTCTTTCTTGAATCGTAGCCGATATTGCCAAGGCTCTTCATATTCTCGAAACTGATGTCCGGCATCTGAGATTGCATGAAGAAAAGCTTGACGAGAGTGTCAACGTGATACTTAAGAGCCTCGATAGCCTGCTGCCAAGACACGTAGCTAACATCGCCGTCTTCGCTGACTCTATACACCCTCTTGCTCTCTCCCTTTCGCTCCATTCCAACGATGGCACCGGCAATCTTCAAGACAGGAGCGGAATTGTATGCCACAACATCGCTGTTTCGGGAAATGGTGTACTCGATATTCTCACGTATAGGTTTCAAGCCTTCCCAGCATGGCTTGTGACGGTACCAGAACACGGCTGGAATCTTGTCGATAGAAATTTCATTTTCATCTACCAAATTCCATCCGGACTCTTCATCGTCTGAAGACAGGTCCCATTTGTAATGATGGTCTGCAGTATAGGTCTCAAAGAAAGTGTACTCTGTGTCAGTAACCTTACGCTTATACTCGAATGACAGAGCAAGCAAGTCGTCATACTCATCAAAGTAAGGATAGATGTCAACTCCGTCCATTGGAGAGAATGTCTTGCATTTCAGTTTGTACTGACTGTCGAAGCCGTAGAGCTTGTTAGGCTTCTTCTGTGTGTACCAAAGCGTGAACATCTGACAAGAGGCGTAATAGCACTTTGCTCTGTGCATGTTTACGGCATCAATGTGTGCGCAGGTGTAGATTTTCTCGATGGCACGTACAATCGCCTTCAGCTCTTCGTCAGTCTGATCATACGTATATACACGCTTGACCGGTATAGCCATTGTAAACTCAGAGATTCTTCGTGTAAGAAGCTTCTCCAATCCGACGGGCAATCTAGCCGCTTTTTCTACTATTCCATCATCGAGCGTTCTGTCCTGTCTTCCCACGTGGTCTTCTACGATTTCGTGGAGCATAGGCTCATACTCAGACAACAGAGTACTCCAAAGTGGAATATCCAACACGCGTTGCTTCAGCTCTCCTATGATGCTGCCAACGTCATTTCTTTTAAAAAGTTCATTAAAATCTATCATAATCTTCGAAGTTTTGATTTGGCAAAAATACGGATATATTCGCATATATTTAACGGTTTTAGTATTTTTAACTAAAATAATCGTTGGTAAATTTGCATATATCAGAAAATTTTCGTACCTTTGCATATAGATAAGAGGTAGTAGTTTTGACTATTCAGAGCCTACCTTATAAGTTGAACCAATTAAAATTATAAAGATTATGAATAATTCAGTCGAGACAAAGAAGGAAGAGGTTAGAAAGAACATTAAGAATGCGTTCGAGTCAGCCACAAAGAAGATCAGAGACATTATTTCTGTTTGTCCTGATTGGGAGGTAGAGGGTGTTGACGTAGGCTACAAGTCACTTATCGCTCATTTGAATTTGAAAGGAGTAGGAAGAGACATGATGGTGATTCGCTACCAAGCAAAGGTAGGTAACTTCCAGGAAGAGTCATTTAACACCAATGTAGCAAGCTTCGGCAGCTTTGATCTTCTGGAAACAAACGAAAACCTTAAGTACTACACTGCGGTTGGCGACATTCTCAATCATAAAGACATGCTTTCGCTTTTGAAAGAGGCAATGGTTTTCTTTGCAAATAAGATTGCAGAGCTACGTAAGGAGTACGATAAGTTAGACAAGGAGGATTAGTTATGACAAAGCAAGAAGAAATCGATATTCTACAGTCCTTGAAGGGTGATACCTATTTCGCTCAGTTCTTCGGTAGCAAGGACATTGACCAGATGTGTCAGAACATCAATAACGATTTCGCCATTGAGGGCGGATGCGGATTTAATCAGAAAGCAGAAGCTTTAGAGCGAATTAACGCAGACCTTAAAAAGGAGATTCAACAGAAAATCTATGATTTAGGAATGGAACTTATCAAGATTCTAGACAAGGGATTTGATGAGGATGCCATCTACCAGTTGGTTGAAGGCGAGGTCGGAATTGATGCTATCATCAAGTTCAAGCGTAAGAACAATCTGGATATTACAGATAAGGAGTTAGATTATATGATGTCAAAACTTCTATGATTATGAAGCATATATGTAGTAATTGTATAGCTTCCGAGATATGCTATAGTGAAGACAAGAAGCCTAATGACACTTGCCTTCATTGGGAATGGAGATATGCAGGTTTATGGTTTGACAATTAAAAGTAAGACAATGGGAAAAGAGAAAGTTACAGTAAACGATTTGAAGGTTACACTCTCAGAGATTGGTGTAACATCAGGCTTGAAGCAGGAAAAGATTATTCAACGCCTGCAGGTCAATGGCTGCTTGATTGCAATGGTAACAGATGTATTGGATCAGCTCATCAAGGATGAACAGGGCATGTTTAGGCTGTTAAGCGTTCAGTACAAGCAAGAGCAGAAGATGCACTACACTCAGATGCAGGATGCAGCCAAAAAGTACTACTTCCATTTGAAACCCTTTAATAAGAGTTTCTTCGGTGACGAGAACATTTGCGCCAACCTGGAGGATAACGCAAATGACATCTATGAAATCATCAAACTTCTTGCGGACCACACTAACGACCACAAGGATATGGAAGTGATTAAAAGAAACCTCAGAAAGAGAAAGTTGAACCATCATATTTTCGATTAAGATTATGTCAGTATATAAAGCAAACGTAGATTTATCAGACTTATTTCACGATATGTCTGTCAATTATCAGAAAAGCTTCCTCGTTGAAGAGTTCAGTTCCCTTCCAATAAATCAGCAGATAGAGGTAGTAAGCGAAATGCTGGAGAGCCTTAATGGCGATCAGACAGCTAAAGTTATTGAAGACGCTTTTGACAACTTGCATGAGCAAGCCCAGGAGCACGTAATCAACTATGTGAAAGGGTAAGGATATGATGTTGGGACAAATGATTACTCGCAGATGTCTGCTTACTCTGGATGGGGGGGCAAAGATTCAAGCCGTCCTTACAATGCCGAAGCCGACAAAGCCCATCTTTCCAAAGGAAATGGAGCGTCAGTTCATTGAGAGTTTTAACAAGTCGCAGCCAAACATGGTTAACAAGGTTGTGAAGTGTCACGTAATGAGAAATTAAGCGTATGGAAGATTTATCTATTGGCTCAGAAATCGTCTTGAAGGTGGTTGAAAGCGAGACAGAAGAATGTAATGGTTGCTTTTTTGACGAGATAAGCAGCAATATTTATGAAAATATCTGCAAAGATATTTGTTGTGCCGCAATCGACAGAAAAGACGGAAAGAATGTTCAATTTAAAAGAGTAAAGTGATTATGATATTAGATGATAAGAAAATAGAAGCTGCTGCAAGAAGATACAGCGAAGTGACGGATTGTGATAAGGAAGAAGCCTTATTAATTGAAGAAGGCTTTAAAGAAGGTGCTGAGTGGGCTATCAGTGAGTTCTTAACAAGATTGTGGCATCCTGCTAGTGAAGAGCCAGATGTAAGACACAAAACTATCATCTGTCTTTATGATGATGGAGACATCCATCAAGATTATGACGTTTATGATGAAGCAATAACACATGATACCTTCCTTGGTATTGGCAAGTTCAACTGGAACGACTATGCTGAGAACGAAGAAATAAAGAAATGGTGCTATGCGACTGATTTACTGCCAAAAGAAGGAGGTAAGCAATGAAAGAGCTTAAAGTTGGCGAAAGAGTTGTCTTGGATATCGTTGTAACTGAGACTGTAACTTGTGCGGGTTGCTTCTTTGAAAGTAAGGGGGCTTGTGAAGTTTGGAGAAAATATCCATGCGCAAGTAAACAACGTTCAGACCACAAGAATGTAATCTTTAAAGAAGTAAAGGAGTAGCTATGAGTAGAAATTTAATGAGAATGGCGTTGATGATGGCTGCTACGGCAGCTTACGCACAAGATGATATTTTCGGGTATTCAAGTCCCAGACTTGACGCACCAAGTGGCAATATTCCTTCTGACAAACAGAAGTGCCAGCCAAAGGCGCAGCATGAGTTCACTATCAAGGGTGTTAAGATTATGGCAGCTTCTAAGAAAGATGCTATTAAAAAATATAATCATCGTAAAAAGTAAGCGTATGGATAAGTTATATATTCCAGGAGATTTGGTGATGACAAACGGAGTACCACTAGGTACAGCTAAAGATG